TCGGCCGCCGTGAAGCGCGGCGGCGCGTCGACCCATTTGACTGCCGCGACCCGCGCCGCGTGGGTATCAAGCGCGACCTCGCCGGGATTGTAGGCGAAGCCGGGATCGATGCCGGGTGGAACCTCCGACACTTCCCCGGTGCGCGGATTGACGTAGCGCACGCTGGGCGCCGAATCAGGCGGCGGCGCATCGTTGACCTTGAAGTCATAGCGCACCAGGTCGTGATCCGAGAGCGTCTGGACCGTGCATCGGCAATACCAGCCGCAGGGCGGATAATGGGTCTGCCACCAAGGGCTATCGATCGGCAGGATCGTCCCGTGCCAGGCGCGATGCGCCGGCCTGGTCTTGCTGTCGAGAATGGCCGTATAGCGCAGATAGGGCCTGGCCTCGGCATTGCGCTGGAGCTGCTGCCAGCGGGCCGCCGCATGGGCCATACGGATATTCATGTCGAAGATCGTCCGCAGGCGCCGCGTCGAGCCGAGCAGTGCCGACACCGGCTCGCCGGTCGCGGGGTCTTCTACCGTCTGGCGCCCCCACCAGCCCTTGGCCTGGAGGATCGGCGTGAGCTGGTCGCGGAAGGTGTCGAAGTCGGTCCCGTTCTCAAGCGCGTCAAGCACGGCCTGGTGAATGTCCTTCAGGATATCGAAGCCGGTCGACTTGGCGACGGTGAAGGCCGTCGCGTGGTCGCCCTGCCATTTGTCCTGCCAGGCGAACGTCGGGTCGAGATGCAGTCCCTTCGATCGGAAATAGGTGATGGCCTCTTCCGGCGGGAGCGCCTTGAGATCAATTACCGCCAAGGTCGCTCTCGGTCTCGCCGGCCAAGGTGCCCGCGAACAGCGAGCGCGCCAGGGCCTCGGTCAGCGCCTTGTTGTTCTGCTTGGGGATGACGCCGGGGAGCTGGGCCAGAAACTCGTCGAAGCTCCGGCATTGGGCCGCCAGGTCGAGGATGGGCTGGACCATGGGCACCGTGAGCTTGCGCCAATCGGCAAGCTGCTCGGCGACCAGGTCGTCTATCGCGTCGTTCTGGACGGTCGAGCCGCCGATCGTCGCGTCGATCGCGCCGGCCGCGCCGGCCGCGCTCGCCGCTAGGCTGGAATCGCTGCCGCCGGGAGACGGCGGCGCGGCGGTGTTCGCCGTTGCCGGGGTCAGCACCTTGTCGCCCGGTGAGGGTTCGTCGAAGCCAAGCTTGCGGCGCACGTCGGTCTGACTGACCTGCAAGCCGCGATCGACCATGACGGCCAGCGCCTGGGCGAGCGGGAGCGCCTGGGCCTCCTCCTCGATCACGATCCGCAGAATGGGATAGCCGTTGGGACGCGGCCCCATATTCAGATCGATGATCGGCTTGACCAGGTCGCGGTTCAGCGTGACTTCAAGCTGTTTGGCGTCGGACTTTTGAATGTCGTCCTGGCCCTGCTGATGGACCTTGCCGACAGCATGACCGCCGGCAATGGCGTCGGTCGTGCCAGTCTGGCCCAAGACCGCCTTCGAAACCTGTTGGTCGAGATAGTTGGCGAGCTTTTCGTACAGCTCAACGTTGCCCGTGATCTTCGATTCCAGAAACTCGACGGACATGCTGGCCGGGATCATCGCCGCGCAGTCCTGGGCGATGTTGCGGATCGCCGACAGCAGCGCGCGCTTATCGCCGTCGCTGGCGCCCGGCCCATACTTGCCGAGGCGGATCGGTTGGCCGTAGGTCTCGGCGAAGATGACCCATCCCTTCAGGTCGAGGTTCTTGAACAGGTACGACCAGGCCACGGCGCGGGCCAGGCCGCCCCGGATCGGCAGACCGGATTTCGCCTTCGCGATATGGGTGACGAACTGATAGGGCGCAAGCGGCAGATAGCCCCGGTTGTCCCACAGCTCCAAGGTCTCGCCATCGTTCAAGCTGAAGCGGAACCATCGCGGGTCGCGATGCTTCAGCTTTTTCGGCATCCATTGCTTGCCGGACACGTCCCATAGGATCTCGGTGACGCTGTACCCTTTGCCGATCGCGTCGAGCAGATCCAGCATTTCGTCCTGTATCTCAAGCCGATTGAGGAACGTCCGGATCAGCTCGGCCGCAGCCTTGTCATCGGCCGAGTTGGAGGCCGGCTCGACGGTCATTTCAAGCTGGGCGACGCCGCGTTTCCGCTTGCCGAGGACGCCGAGGTAATGAAGGTCACGCTCCTCCATCAGCTCGGCCAGCTCCAGATAGGCCCGCGCGTCCGTCGCCTCGGCATCGCGCAGGATGCGCGCCAGGCGCTGGGGAGTGAGCCCATCGGCCGGGTGTTCCGAGACGATGTTGCGGACGGACGTGAGAGACGGCGCTGCCTGCTCGACCAGGAGCTGGGTGCGGTCGATCGGGAACCCATCGGGGCCGAGAAGAACAGAAACGGCCATCAAAAGGCTCCTGAGTTGAAGACGGCGCCGCGCGCCCGCCAATCATCCCGACTGTCGTCCTCGGGATGCGAATGGCCGTCGCCAGGTCGGGCAAATGCCGGGGTGTAGCTGTATTCCGAGACCTCCATGAGGCTCGCCAAATGGGCCATCATGTGGGCGATGGCGCTGTCACCATGGCGCCGTTCCTTGCCGCCCTTGCCGGCGTCCTCGCCCTTGCCGGTACGTTTTTGCTCGCGGGTGACGTGCGGGACGCCATGGACCAGCTTGATCGCCCGATGGTCCTGGTAGACATCGAGATCGCGCGGCAGCTCGGTCGTGCCGTCCTCGAAAGCGGCCTTAAACAGCGGGCCAACTTCGCGATACCAGCCTTCGTTAATCTTGACCTGGTTGATCCGCTCCAAGCCGTATTTGGTCGCGGTTTCCTGGGCCAGCGGCGCGCCGTTGCCGGTCGCGTCCATAGCGCCCGAGATGAACCGCGGCAGCCTGTCGAGCATGTACCAGAGGATCAGCCGCTGTTGCGCATAGGGCACCTGGCGCAGCTCGACCGTGAACAGCGGCCGGCGCACCATCGTCTGCTGGAGCTGGATCGGCCAGAGCACGGTCAAGTCGCCCGACATCGCGAAATCTTCGCCGAAGAAGCTCATCAGCCTCGGGTCGGCCGCCGCCAGCAGCGGCGCCATTTGGCGTTCGCAGAAGTCGCGCGCCTCGGCGTCGCGTAGATGGTCCGGCAGCTCAAGGAAGGACTTGGGGCACGACCAGCGCAGGATCGGGATGCCGTCGCGCTGCTGGCGCTCGATCAGGATCGAGGGAATGTAAGTCCCGGTGCCGGTCGACGGCACCACGAACAGTTCTTCCTCGGCCGCCTGCCCATAGAACGCGATGATGCTGGCGCGCCAGTCGGCCTCGGCCTCCGGCGACCAGGTCTTGCCCTGGACCAGGCAAATCCGCTGATAGAGCCCATCGACCAGCGCCTGGTCGAAATCCAGCGTGATCAGGGCATAGGGCTTGCGCCCCTTCTTGATCTCCTCGATCTGCTGGGCGAACGGGTTGGTATCGCCATCGTGCGTCGATATTACGAGAACCTTGCCGCCCCAGATCAGCAGGGCGAGCGCCGCCTTCAGCAGCTCGTCGAGCTGATCATGGAACGCCGCCTCGTCGATGATGACATAGCCCTGGCGACCGCGCAGGGAGCGCGGCCGGGACGAAAGCGCCACGATCTCATAGCCGGACGCGAACGAGATCCGGAACGCCTGGATGCTGCGGTCGCCGTCCTTATGCTCGTCCTTGAAGACGAATTCCTCGACGGCGCTGGCGACCTGGTTGAACGCCTTCGCCCACATGCCGCACACGTCGATGAACTCGCGCGCCATGTCGAGGTTATAGCCGATATAGAGCGTGTCCATTCCGCGCGCTTCGCGAGACGCGGCCGAGGTCAGCACGGCGTCGGCGCCGACCGCCCAGGTGTAGCCGGTGCGGCGGGACTTCTCGACGAAAGTGACCTGGTGAGCGGCGGTCGTGGCGAGAAGCTTCTGCTGATAGGTCAGCAGCACTTCCGGCAGGCTCTTGCCGGTCAGCGTGTCCGGCAGAGAAAAAAGCGCCTGGCGCCGTAATTCCGCCCATTCCTCGCGTCCGATCGGACCTGATCCGTCCGGCATGGCTAAGCCTTCACGCCGAGGATCTGGGCGCGGATCGCCTGGATCGTGTCGCTGCTCAAGCCGCGCTCGCGGCCGACCGTCTCGGCCGCCTTGACGGCGGCGACCTTGGCCTTGCGCTCGGCCTCTTCGCGGATCTTCAAGGTCAGGTCGGCATCGGTCTTGGTCGCCCCGGCAATACGCTGCAAGGCGGTCGCCAAGAACGCCGCATCCTTCGCCTCCAGCGTGACCGGCTCGCCGTCCTCACTGACCAGCAAGTCCATGAGCGCGCTCTGCAACAGCTCGGCATTTAGGCGCAGCATCTTGTTTTCGCCGTCGTCGCCCAGGCGATCGACCAGGGCGTTCGCCATCTCGCGGGACGCCCGGATGCGGTCGCCCAGCACGTCGATCCGTTTGACGTGGCGGCCTAACGCCGATCGGCTTGGGGTCTCGGCTCCGGCCAGCAGCTCGCCGAGCTTTGCCATGATCTCGTCGATCGTGCTGCCCTGGCGCCGGAGCGCGCCGATCTGCTCGCGGACCTGGTCGGGTAGTCGATCAATGCTGGACGGACGTGCCATTTGCTGCCTTCCAGGCAAGATACTGACG